GTTCGCCGAGCCATTTGAGCGCGTCATCCATATCCATGCGCGCGAGAGTACCACATTTATGCGATGACGCCACGAGCCTGCATCGAGACCGCCGTGGCGAAGACTCAACGCGGGATCAGCCCCTGCTGAGTTACGGTGATCTGACACCAAGGCGTTATCGGGCGCGCACGCCGGGCTCTCGACGCCTACGGTAGGGGAAACTCAAGACATAAGACGTTATGCTCCACTTCCGAGGACTACTGCTTGTTAGGCGGCTTGCGACACGCATAGCAAAGCGGGTCGCGCTTCACTTCCTCAGCTTCAGCCAGCGAGGCGAGCGCCGTCGTTTCTTGCGTCACTTCGCGCCCGCACGAAGGGCACGGCCACACAAGTTCAATCGCGTCAGACCCCCACACGCGAGCCACCTGCACGCCACCCGAGAAGCCGATTTCGCCAGAGCCGCACCGTGCCTCACACGTCGCGCAGTTCTCGTGCCGCTCACCATCCTTTGCCAGCACACCGGAGCCATCTTGCACGCACCGCCCGTTCAGCGAACGCACCAGCGCCCGCTGTAAAGCAAGGAATGGATAACCGCTCACGCGGCCTCCCTGAGAGATTGAAGGGTGTACCCCTTGGAGGACGCATTGAGGCCCGCCTCCATGTAGGCGCGGTCCTTAAGTTCTTGGGTGGTAAGCCCAAACACAAGAAAGGAGCCGGCCCATTGGCCGTCGGCCGTGGTGAGATCCACCAAGGCTTGGCGGGCCTTGCGGCCGTTGCGGGTGGTGGTATTGGGGAGGATTTCGATTGTGGCAAAGACGTTCATGGTGCGCGGCCTTGTTAGTGTGTCCGTTGTGGTTATTGAGTCACAACAACCATGCCTTGTCAACACATTTTTGCATCACGTATACTTGCGGCATGGAACAGCCTAAGAACAAGGGCGGTCGCCCGCCTGTGCCGCCTGAGCAGCGCCTAGTGCAACGGTCAATCCGTCTGCCGCCCGACCTGTGGGCCAAGATCGACGTCAACGGGTTGGAGTGGTTGCGTGCGGTAATTCGTCGCGCTCGTCCACCGTCCGCCTAACTATTCATTCAAGCCGACGCGCGAAGCGCGCGGCTTAATTCAATCGTTAGAACTCACTTGCCGCGCTTCGGGACAAGCGGCACGTTCAGCACCTTGTCGCACCATCGGATGAAGCCGCTGAACACCTTGGGGGCAACGTCGAAGATCGCCGCGAATAGGTTGGCGACCGGGCAAACCGTGAGCGCGGCATATCCGACAAGCGTCCCGATGGTGATGCCGGGGATGTAAGTCGGGCGGAGTTGGTGCTGCTTCGCCGGGTCAGGTTGCCACGCTTCGTCGCGCGCGCGATCCGTCATGTCGCGCTTGTACTCCTTCACGCTCTTGACCGTGTAGCCGTAGGCGCACAGCGCGGCGGGTAGCCAGTACATCAGCAGCGCAATCCAGCTATTCCACGCCGGCAGGTGTTCGGTGATCCAGTTCATTTCATCGTTCTCCGTAGAGTTGAGTTCTAACAATTCGTTCCATGCGAGGCCGCTTCGCGGCCCGCATGAACTCAATCGTTAGGCGGCAAACATGGCGCGCTTACCGTTCGTCGGGTGACTCTTGCATTGTCACTAGTGACGTGGGATGATTCTCCCATAGACCAACCACGGAGCAAGCCATGAACCAGTCCAAAGCCGCCGCCATCGCCGCATCTGCCCTCAACGTCTGCGGACCGCGCAATGGTGAAGCCGCTACGCCGGCCACCATCGCCAAGTTCGGCAAGACCAATGTGCTGCGCTGCCTCGGCCTCTACGCCGCCGCCCATGACGGCTCGTTGTTCACCCGCGCCGAAATCATGGAAGCCCGCGAACTGCTGGCTGCGTGAATGGACAAGCCCAAGACCGCCGCCCAGCGGCAGGCCACCTATGCGGCAAGCGGGCGGCAGATCGCGTGTGTGATCCGCGATCCTGCCGCGCTCGATGCGCTCGCCAGTCTCACGAAGAAGCACGGCGGGGTGACTGCGGCGGTGACGGTTGCGCTGACATCCATCTCCGCCGCAAACGCCCCTGCGCGCCCCTGTGCGGCCCGCCCGCACACCGACCTAGGCGAGGGTAGCGGCTAGGGCTGCGACTGCCGCAAAGAGCGCTTGCCGGGTCGCCATGATCGCATCGCAGTCTTGGCTGCGTGCGTACCGCTCTCCGTTCCATGCGAGCGCATAGCTGGCCTTTCCTTGATCCTTTGGGCGTCCGAAGGATGCTACGTGGATGTTATGCCAGCCGCCTTCATCCGTTTTCGGTCGCGTCCAGATTGCCCAAGATGTCCCTGCAATCGAGACAATCTTAGCAAGACGGAACTCCGGGTTTGGTGGCATTCGCCCTGCGCTAGAGTTGTTGCGTTTCATCTGCTCGCCTTGCTGGGAACTTCACGCATCACTTTAGGGGACATATGCTAGCTGGCTATCCGCTTGCGCTGCCAGCTTAGCATGAAAATGTCCCCTGTCAAGCGCTGTTTTGCCCCCCCGGACATTTGGTGACAATATCCCGCCATGTCCGCGAATGTCCCATCATATTCAGTATTCATTCAGCCACCAAAATCAGGGCCGAAGCCCATATTTGATCGGCCACCGACCAGCCAGCGCCTGCCGATGTGATGGCCCTGGACTCCAGCAGCGCGCCGATGCAGCGTTGCTCGTGCGACGGCTTGCACTCGTTCGCCGCTGTGGCCTCAGTAAGCCCCACTGCGGCGCTCGTGAGATAGGCGAGCATGGCAGGGCGGGTCAGGTATGGCCTGCCCTCTGCGTCGCGCTCACAGCCGCTGGCGGCCCATGCGTCGGCAAACCGGCGGCGGTGCTTCTCGTTTTTGTCCGGCTTTGGTGCCGGCGCTGGTGCTTCCTCCGGCTCGGCAACGGCCGTCGTGACGGGCTCGCCATCCTCGTCAAGCCAGCCGTCAATCTGAACGGACGATAAACGACCATGCAGCGGTTTGCGCAATTCCGCGTCTTTCATCTTGCGCTGGACAATCGCGAACGTTCCCGGATGTGCCGTGTCCGGCTGAATGCTGATCTCGACATCCAGCGCGCCGCGCCATGCGCTGGAGCCTCGCGCGCGGTGCTGCGCTTCTTCGCTCACGCCGGTGTGGTGCACAAGCAAGACCGTGCAGCCGAACTCAGCCTGCATCGCTCCGCAGGCGTCGAGCATCGTCTTGGCGTCCTGCGCGCTGTTTTCATCGCCCGCAAGAAAGCGGTGCAGGGTATCGACTACGATCAGCGCAGGCCGCCGCCCCGTGGCGCGGATCGCTGAAAGCGCCTGCACATATCCGGCTGCTGTGTTCAGATCGCATCCGCTGCGGCTGATATGCATAGCGAGCTTGCCAGTGTGGCCGTGGTGCTGCTTCCAGCCCGCGATGCGCGCCCGCAGGCCGTGATGCCCTTCGCCCGCAAGATAGACCACTGCGCCCTTGTCGCGCACTTTGCAGCCCTGCCACTCGCCGCCCCCGCTGGCAACGCGCAGGCACCAGTCCAGGACGTGAAACGTCTTGCCTCCGCCGCTTGGACCATGCACCATCGCCAGCCCCGTATCAGGGAGCCACCCCTTCACAAGCCAGCCCATTGGCGCTGGCTGGCTGCAAAAGTCATCCGCCGCCACCAGCCACGCCTGTTCTTGCTTTGGCGTGAGCAACGCGCGCGCGTCGCCGCCCGCCGCGCGGTAATCGTTCACGTCGCCAAGCTCCGGCGGCATGATGACCTTGCAACCGTATTTTGCCGCGCATTGATCCGCGTATTTCTGCCCCACGCCGCTCGTATCATTGTCGGCCACGATGATGATTTCCGCGCCTGCATAGCGCGCCCGCACAGCCTCGGCCACGGACGGCAGGTTGCTGGCGCTGTAGGCCGCGAAGCATGGCGCGCCAGTTTCCTCGTTTACGGTGGCCGCCGTTGCAAAACCCTCGGCAATGTAGAGCCGCTGCAGCTGGCCGTCGATCGCGCCAACCACCCAGCTACAGCCGCCCGTTTTGCCTCCGCTGTGATAGAGCTTGCCGCCGCTCGCATCGATGTATTGCAAGCTGGAAAGCTCGCCGTCTGGCGAATACAGCGGCACCACCAATCGACCGTCACCCGTCACCCTTGCGCCGTGCGGCTGTACGCCCTTGCGCGCCAGGTAGGGATGGTCCGCGCTTGCCGCTGTGCAACCGGCCCAGATTGCCTCTACCGTGTCTGCAACCGCCTCGCGCAGCTTGGCGCGTTCCGCATCGCGTGCGGCTGCGGCCTCGGCCATGCGCCGGACGTGGGCCATTTCTTCGGCGGGCGAGTATTGCCGTCCAACGTCGGCCCGCCATGATTGCTCAATCCCCTGCCGCCAGTCGCCGAACCGGCCTGCAGGAACGCCGTCCCCGAACGCGATGTACCAGCCCGACTTGTCGCCGACGCCGTGACCCTTGCCGCCCGTTTTGAAGCGGTGCAGCTTGCCGTCTAGGGTGACGTGATCCGGCGGATCGATGCCTGCTGATCGCATCGCATCAATGAGCTGAACTTCGGGGCGAGCATGGTCAAGCGGGCGGCTTGGCGCAGCGAACCCGCCACTAAAGATGCTTGTGATGTCCGCCATGTCATGCGGCCTCGCTTGCTTTCAGATTGCCGCCTGTCTTGACCTGTAGTTCGTACTGCACCGACATCGGCGGTGCGTCACCCCACGCATAGACCGCCTGTGTCGTGATGCCGAGCGCCTGGGCGAGCGATCGCACGCTGCCAAAGTAGTCCACAGCCTGCTGTGTTGTCATGTTCGTTCCTCCCGAAAAAAAGGTTGCAATCTAGCTTGACAAGCTGGCTTGCATGTGTCAAGCTGCTTCCGTCGACCCACCTGCACCGTGCAGACCGGGCGATCAAGAGGAAGCAACAATGGCAATCCAAATCCGTTCCACGGAGCACATCGCCGCCGATGGCGTGAAGATGCTCGTTTACGGCGCTGCGGGCGCAGGCAAGACCAGTCTGATCCCCACGCTACCCAGCCCCGTCGTGCTGTCTGCGGAGGGTGGACTCCTGTCCATCGCGGGCGCGAATATCCCGTTCGTCGATGTCCAAGATATGGACACCATGCGCGATGCGTATGCATGGCTGAAAGACTCCGCCGAGGCGAAACCGTACAAGTCCGTCTGCCTCGACAGTATCAGCGAGGTGGCCGAGGTCGTGCTTGCCGCCGAGCTGCGCAAGAACAAAGACGGACGTGCGGCCTATGGCGAAATGAACTCGACCATGGCCGAACTGATCCGCGCCTTCCGTGACCTGCCGGGGCGTCATGTCTACATGAGCGCGAAGCTGGAAAAGTCGCAGGACGAGACAGGGCGAATGCTCTACAACCCGAGCATGCCGGGGAAGTCGCTCACGCAACAGCTGCCCTACTTCTTCGATTTTGTTTTCCCTTTGCGTGTTGAGCGTGACGCCGAAGGCAAGACGCAGCGCGCGCTGATGACCGACTCCGACGGCCTTTGGCTGGCGAAGAGCCGCAGCCACCAGCTCGACCCGTGGGAAGCGCCCGACCTTGGCGCGATCATCAAGAAAATTGGAGGTGCAAAATGAGCGGGCAAACGTTGGACGAGTTGGCGGCAATGTGGACTTCCGCGAAGCTTGCCGAAGCCGAAGCGGTGAAGCTCCGTCGTGAAGCTGAGGACCGCATGGCCTCACTTATCGGCGTTGCCGAAAATGCCGAAGGCACCACTAATGCCGAAGCACCCGGCGGCTACAAGATCAAGATCGTCGCGCGCATCAATCGCGTGGTGGACTCCGACCGCGTGCAAGAACTGGCCGCGCAACACGGCCTTTCCGCGCACTTGTCCGCCTTGTTCCGTTGGAAGCCGGAACTCAACAAATCCCAATGGGATCACGCCGCGCAGAATATCCGCGACGCGCTTGCACCTGCAATCACGGCCAAGCCTGGTCGTCCTTCTTTCACCGTCACCAAGGAGTAATGCAATGGCCTTTCTCAACGAAACCTTCATCGCCGCCGACCTGCCGCAGTCAGACCGCAACTTCGAGCCGATCCCGGCGGGCTGGTATGACGTGAACATCACCGGCGCTGAGCTGCGCCAGACCAAGGCTGGCAACGGCCAATACATCGCCGTGCGGTATGACGTGACCGGCCCGACGCACCAAGGTCGTGTTGTGTTCGGAAATCTCAACATCCGCAACCCGAACGCGCAAGCTGAAAGCATTGGCCGTCAGCAGCTTGGCGAGCTGATGCGCGCCATCGGGCTGGCGAAAGTGGAGGACACGGATCAATTGATCGGTTCGCACTTGCAGATCAAGGTCAAGATTCGTGAGTCCGCCGGGTATGACCCGCAAAATGACGTTGCTGGCTTTCGCGCAAGCGGCGGCGCAGCTACGCAGGCCGCGCCGAAAATGCAAGGTCAGACTTCAGCGCAGGCGCAAGCAACCGGCGGCGCAAAAGCGCCGTGGGCGAAGTGAGCGCGATCCCGGCCCCGGTTCACACCATAAGCGCCGCGATTGATGCGGCGCATGAGGCACGCATTGAGACGCCGCGCCAGTACCTCGGCGCGTCCGTCTTGGGCGATCCAGATGATCGGGGCCTCTGGCTGTCGTTTCGCGGTGTTTTTGAGCAGCAGTTTCAAGGCCGTATTTTGCGATTGTTTCGGCGCGGACATCTTGAAGAAGCCACCGCCGTGGATGACCTGCGCGCTGCTGGCTGCATCATGTCACACACTGGCGACGACCAGCTATCCGTGAACCTTGGCGGCCACCTTGGCGGCCATGCGGATGGCATCATCGAATCAGGCGTGCCCGAAGCGCCGAAAACGCGGCATCTTTGGGAGTGCAAGACGCACTCACGCAAGAGCTTTGACGCGCTTCTGAAAGACGGCGTGCGTAAATCCAAGCCGATGCACTGGGTGCAAATGCAATGCTACATGCACGGCCTTGGGCTAACGCGTGCGCTGTATTACGCCGTCTGCAAAGACGATGACGCGATCTACACCGAGCGCGTGGAGTACGACAAAGCGGCAGCCGTTGCCGCCATCGAGCGCGGCCACCGCATCACCACGGCGGACAGGATGCCCGAGCCGCATTATCTTGATCCGACGTATTTTGAGGCGAAATGGTCTAGCTTTTACGCCGTTCATTTTCCGAACTCAGCGCAAGCGAGCGATTGGAGCAGGCTGAAACGGCAGCGTGAATCGCATGTGCCACTACTCGCACGAATCAAATGCAGCTGGCGCAATGATGCGCGCACGACCGTACGCGATGACGGGACGTGGTGGAGCGAGCGATTCGATAGCGAAATCCCGCGTGACGTGCTGGACGCATACAACGAAGACCACCACCTGCTACACCCCGACGTGATGGCGCTGGCAGGCTGGGAATGGCTGGAATCTGAAAGCACGTTGGACGTGTTCGCGTTCCGCTTGCCGACGGGCGAGACAGTGCGTAATGGCGCACCAGCGTTTGGCGTTTATTCGAGCGATGAACTGCTTGCAGCGCCGCAAGTCTGCGCGGTGCAAGCGAACGATGAATCATTCCAGCGGCTGCGCGTCAATTCCGGCGCGCGGGTCACGGCGGAGGAGGTGCCGTTTTGATGAAAATGAAATGGAAAGAAGTTCGAAAATCCTGTGCAGTCTCCGTGGTCGAGGCATGAATGATGCTCCGCGACTACCAGCAGCGCGCCATCGACCAGTGTTATAGCTGGATGCGGCAGAACGACGGCAATCCCTGCATCGTCATTCCGACCGGCGGCGGGAAAAGCCACATCATCGCGGCGCTATGCAAAGACGCGCTGCAATCGTGGCCGGAAACACGCATTCTGATGCTCACGCATGTGCGCGAGCTGATCCAGCAGAACGCAGAAAAGATGCGCATGCACTGGCCGAACGCGCCGATGGGCATCTATAGCGCGGGATTGGGCAAGCGCAATCTTGGCGAGCCGATCACGTTCGCTGGCATTCAATCAGTGCGCACGAAAGCCGAGCGCATTGGTCACGTTGATCTAGTCATCATCGACGAGTGCCACCTTGTTGGGCACAAAGATGAAGGCGGCTATCGCACGCTGCTTGATGACCTGGCTGCAATCAACCCGGCGCTGCGCGTCATTGGCTTCACCGCTACGCCGTACCGTCTTGGCCACGGCATGATTACCGACAAGCCCGCTATCTTTGATGCGCTGATCGAGCCAGTATCGGTGCTTGAGCTGATCGAAGCCGGTCACCTGTCCGTGTTGCGCAGTAAGCACACGGCGCTAGAGCTGGCCACTGATGGTGTACACAAGCGCGGCGGCGAGTTTATCGAATCGGAATTGCAGGCCGTCGTGAACACGCGGGCCAACAACGCGGCCATTGTGCGCGAGGTCATTGAGCGCGGTGCAGATCGCAAGGCGTGGCTGTTCTTTTGCGCTGGCGTAGCCCACGCGCAAGACGTAGCTGCGATGCTCGCTGCAGAAGGTATCAATGCGGCATGCGTGACCGGCGACACGCCAAAAGCCGAACGCGACTGCATCTTGCAAGACTACAAAGCCGGGAAGATTCGCGCACTCACGAACGCCAACGTGCTCACGACCGGCTTTGACCACCCCGGCATTGACCTGATCTCCATGCTTCGCCCGACGCTTTCGCCAGGCCTGTACGTGCAAATGGCAGGGCGCGGGCTGCGCATTGCACCCAACAAGGATGACTGCATGGTGCTCGACTTCGCCGGAAACGTGAGCCGCCACGGCCCGATCACGAACGTAATCCCGCCGGCAAAGGTCGGCGAGGCGAAAGGCGAGGCGCCGATCAAGGTCTGCGAGACGTGCGGCGAGATATGTCATGCAAGCGTGCGCGTCTGCCCTGCGTGTTTCGCGCCGTTTCCTGAGCCGGAGAAAGCGCCGCTGAAGCTGCATGACGATGACATCATGGGGTTCGAGCCGAGGGAAATGCGTGTCAAAGAGTGGTCGTGGGACGTGCACACCAGCCGCACAAGCGGGCGCGAAATGCTGCGCGTGAGCTACTACGGCGGCCTGTCTGACCCCGTAGTGCGCGAGTACCTTCCAGTGCTTAACTTCGGCTATGCCGGGGAAAAAGCTATGCAAACGCTCGCAGTGTGTGCGCGTGGCGCAGGCGTAGCAATGGTCACGCGCGGCGTTGGCGACGATAGCGGATGGTTGGCTGCTGTGGCAAACGCGATGCACTCCGGCGCGCCGCCAGCAGCGATTGGCTATACGATGGACGGGAAGTTTCACCGCGTCACGGAGCGAACATGGCAGCAGCATTGATCCCCAGCGAGCACGCCGAACAGATAGCGTTCGTGAACTGGTTCCGACTCAGGTTCCCAGCCGTGCGGATCATCGCGATCCCGAACGGCGGTGCGCGTAATCGCGTGGTCGGGATGAAGCTGAAGGCGGAGGGCGTGAGCGCGGGAGTGCCTGACCTGTTTGTGCCGGCGTGGCATCTGTGGATCGAGATGAAGCGCAAGCACGGCGGGCGGTTGTCGCCTGTGCAAGTGGACTGGATCAGCTACCTGACCGACTGCGGCGACACGGTCATCGTCGGGCGCGGCGCGGAGGACGCGATTCGGCAAGTCAACGCTTGGCACGACTCCGAGGCCGCAGCTTCACGCCTTCGCGGCGCAGCACCTGGCGCACTCGCTCGTGGCTGAGGCCGAAGCCGTTGGCGATTGTGCGCAGCACAGCGCCGCGCAGGTAGGCTTGCATGATGGCGGCATCGCGCAGGCGGTGCTGGCCACGGGTGGCTAGAGTTTCCATGCGCGGATCATGCCACAAAAAAAAGTTTGCGTCACCTATTGACACGGCTTCCCCGTTGCGCTAGTGTACGCATCACGCCACCGAACCCCGGCAAGCCCGCCGGGGAGGCGTAGGGAGAAGGGGATGGACAACTACGACAATTGGCTCGCCGGC